TCAGTCTTCGATTATCGTTCTGCAATCTTCAAAATTCAAGCCTTTTTCTAAGTATTCTTCCAATTGGTCACCGATAAGCGCATCGTGTTCATCGGTTTCCGGGATGCCATTTTCATCGACATACTTTTCAATCGATGTTGTCATGTCTTGCTCTGTGCCTTCAGGAAAAGCCTTCAAGACTTCACTCCAAATTCTTTCTAATTCTTTCTTTTCGTTATCCGTGATGTTTAATTTCATAATTACCGTCTCCTTCTTATCTTTTCTGTGGGGTTCATTTCCCCCTTCTTTAATTATATTGTACTGCATGTAGTACAGATTGTCAAGGGTTATGTGTAAACTTTTCGGCTTTTTCTTTGCAAGCAGCCTGTATATAAGCGGCCATGCTAATACCAGCTATTTCAGCCCAGGCCTTAATCTGTTCTTTGGTTCCCTTTGGGACTCTGATAGTGATTGACTCGTAGTTTTTTGCGAGCCACTTTTTATTGGCTTTTTTTCTGCTTTCTTCCATATATCATCCCTCCTGTTTCTTTTAGACAAGAAAAATAAAAAATTAGCCCCGCCGAATTCTCGACGGGGCCGACGGAATATTTTACATGCCGTCTTTTGCCTTGAAAGCCACTACAGCTGCCCCTAATAGATCTTTTTTAAATGTTCTCCATTCTCGATGGTCAATCCACCACGATGCCGAATCATTTTGATAGTAATCCTTTGTAAATTCATCGAGAAAGTCAGCGAAATCGTCTCCGGCTCCCTTGCGAATCGCAAGCTTTTCTTTTTCGAATGTTTCAATTTTTTCTTTCCGAATTTTATTTGCCCAGGAAATTTGCTTTTCCGAGCCTTTTAATTCCGGAAGCTCATGTCCTTCCGCGAATGCCTTTTCTTCAGTCTGTTTTTCTGCTTTATAACAATCATGACAAAGACCATATTCTTCAAAATATTTGATTTTTCTTTCTCGTTCTTCGGCTTTGCCGAAGACTTCAATAGTTCCTTCGTGACCACAGCTGTATGTAATATTTACCTTCATTTTTACCGCTCCTTTCGGTTCACTCTTGGGGCTTTCTGCCCTCTTTCTGATTATATTATAACATGCATTTTGATTATGTCAACACTATTTTTGATTATTTTTTACGGATTTCTATAGTATATCCATACTTCTCTACAATCCCACTAAGCTCTACATATTTTATAGAGCCGTTTTTAATTTTTGCATTAAGATTCTGCTGAAACATCCCGTTTTCGCGGGCGATTTCTGCTTCTGACTTGTCTACATCGATAAGCCATTTTTTCCACATCTTCTGAAACTGTTCTTTTGTCATTTTTACATCACTCCCATCTATTGATTATATACTATTACACATTTTATAAGGTGTCAATAACATTATTATATTTTTAAAAATAATTATTTTTAGTGTTGACAACGCCCAGTAACATGTGATACGATTTAGACAACAATAAAAACAGTGTTGTACAAAGGAGGAAAACATTATGACAATGATTAAATACGAGAATGCAAAAGCAAGACTGGAAAATGCAAAAGTAAAACTGGAAAAAGCGCAAAAGAGATTACAGAGAAAAATGGATCAGTTGGAAAAGTTGGAACTTTATAAAGTCAACGGAACTCTTCCTAAAGAATATCAGGTCCCAGAATTCAAGGGGCAAGCCGAACGGTGGTTACAAATTGATATTCAATTTGCAACCGATGAAGTCAAAGAAGTGAACAAGAAGGTTTCGGAAGCCACTGAAAAGGTTAAAGAATTAACCGAAAAAGTGGAACAGTTGAAAGCGAAAAACGAAGACCTCAAAGCCGTTCCAGAGGTTCTCGTAAAACTTCAAGCTGAATTGGAAAATAGTTGGAACAAAACAGCTTTTTACCGGCGTGACCTGTACAAAAGTGAATGCAAGGAAATGGGCTACAAAGCCTTTGTGAAAAAATACGGGTATCATGCTTACGAAGAGAAAGACTTGACGGATAAGCAAATAAAATCGAAAAATAAGGTCGCCGCACAAGGTTACATAATCGATCTTGTTGGCCGGGTGAAGAAAAAGGTCGGTATCATTACCGACTACAGTGGAATCCGGTTAGATAGCAACGGAAAGGCCCTAAACGGCACGATAACGGGAACGAATGGGACCGCCTATGTTGAAACAATAATTGCCGGTGGATGGAATATACAGCGATTACATTTAAGAACCATTGTAAAATGAAATGACAGGCGGGGCTTCTGGCTCCGCCTGGCTACACTGGCCGCACGGTAACAAATGAAATAGCAAAAAAGGCTTGTCTACCAAATGTGGTAAACAAGCCTTTTTTGCTTGACTAGCTGTTATTACTACTAATCAACGTTACAATTTCAATCCTCGTGGTCAGAATATTTCTGCCATGACTTGCCTATAGTATAGCACATCTCGCAAAATTTGCAATAAAAAAATAGCCCCTGGGCTCGGCAATCTGCGTACAATCGCAGTGCGTACTACCAAGGGCTGCTACATTATCAATAGTTTTATATGTCGTATCTACTTATTTATGTCAGACAATCCGGACTGGATACTACTGATAATAGTACCTACTGTGCTGCTGATAAGTTTGATATAGACGGAGTTACGGATTTTGACCCAGGGCGACGTCGTGCTATTGATTTCAGCCTGGAGCGGGTCGGTGATTAATTTAATCTGCGATTCTACGAGTGGGCGGAGTTCGTCGACGGTAATGCTTGATACAACTGCTGCTGCCTGAGCTTTCGCGATTTCTGCCGCTTTCTGTGCCATAAGGTCTAAAATTTCCTGTTTATCCATGTTTTTGTCCTCCTTAAATTACTGTAAGCTACATTCATAATCTGTTACGCCACGTGCAATAGCCCTGGCGAAGTTATCCCACTTGTCTGTAAGTAGGGCCGCGTCATCGTCATTGTCAATAAATGCTGTCTCTACGAGTACGGCCGGCATATCGGTATGGCGCAGTACGATGAGTCCCGGCATCTCTTTGACGCCGCGGTCTACGGTGCCCAGTGCGCTGACAATCTGGTCCTGGATGCACTGCGCGAGGTTCCCCCCGTTGCTCATGCGGCTGTAACACTCTACTTCCGTGCCGCGGGCCTGGCCGTTGGCGGCATTACAATGGATGCTGACAAATACATCTGCCGGCCAGTCATTCGCATCGTCGCAGACAGCTACCGGGCGGTCGTCGTAGTTGCTATCATAGTAAAGATTGTCCGACTGTAATAGTCGGCATTCACATCCAGCTGCTTCAAGATATTTTTGCACAGCAGTACCGATTTTGGCTGCTACATCGCATTCGCGCAAATCTACATTTCCATCCGCATCATAATGTACTGCGCCACTATCATACTTAATATCATGGCCCGGATTGATAAATACCTTCATTTTCGTTCCTCCTTTTTGTTGGTCAATTGTTCTAATGTATCTTTTAATCTGGCGGGCACCGGTAAACCGGCTTTTGCCGCATTTTCAATAATTGATAAACCCTCATTTCCCAAAAAAAACCACGCAACTAGCGATTGGACAGCCGGCTGTCCAGTTGCCCGATCTAATTCGTGTGCCAATGCGACAAGCAACAGTATCACGATTTTTTTACATATTCCCTTGAATCCGCGTTGACTATTGAGCTGCATATTGGGATTGATATATGCCGCCAAAATTCCAGTAATATAATCAATGGCCATGGCCACTAATAATGCTTCTATTACCGTATTCCATCCAACCAGATATGAAAAAATGGTTCCACCGCATGATACTGCTGCTCCCCACTCTATTTCGGGCCCTGCCGGGGCCATCTCGCGAAAAAAATTGATTACTGCTTCTATCATTTATTTCCCTCCTTTCGCTTTCTAACCAGTACAAGGTTGTTCAGTATACTCTTCCTGAGCTCGTAGCTATCGCAGTGTGACAATAGTCCGAAATAGCTTGTTAGTGAAGCGGCGACGGTCTGTATGTCGACTTCTCCGCGAGCGTAGGCTCTTTTTAGCCACCGAAGGCGGTGCTTCATCTTGAGCGCGCTCTTTTTCCTGAGTCGGATATGGTCGCGCCAGATCCGGTATCCGCAGAAGTCAACGCCCTGCACCTCGGATCGGATACAAGTCTTTGCGTTGAGCTTGAGTCGTAGCCTCTCGCGCATAAAATCGTCCATCGCGCGCCAGACTTCCCAAAGCCTCGCACGGTCGTTGCTCACGACGATAACATCGTCCATATACCGGATGTAGTACTTGCACTTCAAGATGCGTTTCGCATATTGGTCTGCTTCGTTGAGGTATAGGTTCGCGAACATCTGCGAAGAAAGGTTCCCGATAGGCATTCCGACGCTGGAAAGCCGCTCGCCCGTGAAGTCGTAATCATCGGTCGCGATGCCGAAATCGTGGTCGCTATAGATAATCTCATGTAGTAACCAAAGTAGCCCGCGGTCTTTCACGATGCGCTCCAAGATCCCCATGAGTACATCGTGGTCGATACGGTAAAAGTACTTGCTGACGTCCATTTTCAGAATGTAGGCTGTGCCGGTCTGTAGTCGTAAATATTCTTTGAGCTTCGCAACCGCGCGATGCGCGCCGCCGCCGATCCTGCATCCGTAGGAAGTTGATAAATACCTCCGGTCGAGAATCGGATTGAGCTGCCGGTAAATCGCCCATTGTACAACACGGTCGCGAGACGGCAACGCCATGATTAGTCTGCGTTTCGGATCTCGCACGTAAAATTCGTGATACTTCCCTACGCGGTATTCTCGCCAAATCAGCTCATTCTGAATCTCGATAAGATTTTCCTCAAGGCTCTGCGCGAATTGCATGACTTCCTGCCTGTATCGCTTGCATTTCCTCGCCTCCCTGTATGCGTAATATAGATTTTCAAAGTCGTAAATAGCTGGATAAATATTCCCAATTCGTTTCAAGCAAAATCCCTACTAACCTACCCGCGCCCTTCCAGCCTGCGCCTTCCTGCGTGCGCCGTACTAACCGCGGGTATCCGTTTTTGTTTTTTGCGCCATTGCTGGTGCATGGAGAATGGCCCCTTTATTTCTTCGTGTACTGTGCGTAGCCCCGTAGGGCTGCGCCTTCTGACGTTCGAAGTAAAGCGGAGCGGAACCCGATGTTGCCGTTCGCGTTCGACCGACGGTTATTGACGTTCAGCGCGAAAACTCCCGCGTTCGAACCGTTGTTCCAATTGCCGCCAGCGATCGGGAGCCGAATATACGGCCATCCCCCAAAGGTGATTAGCGCTTCTCCGCTGCTTTTATCCAGCCGCCAAGCATCTTGCCGATTTCCTCGATGTAAGCGCAAAGCCTCTCGTATCTCTTGATACTCATATAGCGGCGCTCGAATCCCATCCGGATAAAGTGCTTGAGGACGAATAACTCTACATCCGCGTCATGGAGCGTTGTCTTCTTGTAATACTTCTTTGCCGCTGCAATAATCAGCCGGTAGAACCGCATGAAGCTGTCCTTTGTATCCGCGCCGAGCGCGAACTTCTCCGACTTCGGATATTGCACGACCGCGTCATAAAGCTCGTCCATAAAGTCCGCGGATTTCGTCAAAATGGTCAGCTTGTCGATGGTTGTTCATCCTCTCTGAAGTAAGGGCACGGGCTATCGCCCGCGCCTGCAAAACACAAGTGACAAGGTTCAAATCGCAATGTAAGCGGAGCGGAACCCGATGTCGCCGTACGCGAACGACCGATGGCGAGAGACGTACAGCGCGAAAACTCCCGCGTCCGAACCGTTGAGCCAATCGCCGCCAGCGATCGGGAGCCGTTCGCCGTAATTGCGTACCCAAGAATAGTCATCGACATCGGTCCACGTAGAAGGGAGCGCAATGCCGAGCTGGTAAACGCTCTTCGGAATCGTGAAGCCGGAAGCCGCAGCGACCTCGGTGATTTTACTGCCGTTCTCCGCGTAATATTCTTCGGTCGAACCTCCGGTGTACTGCTTATTCGTAACGGTTGCCGCGATATTGTACTTACCAATATTGTGGTTTTCCTTGTTCGCGTCGCCCGCAACAGTAGAGTTGTAGCAAGCCCCGAGGTCGACAAATCCGGTCAAGTTTTTATAGGCATTTTGGTTGTCAAAATTATTCATAACTACGCCATCTTCACCGACCGCATACAGCTTGCCGTCAACCGTCTTGTAGCCGTCGTTCCACTCCCAAACATTGCCACAAAGGTCAGAAATGCCATATGGCGTGTTGTCGTGGTTCCAGCTCTGCGGGCCACTGCCCGTGAGTGTCCTGCTGTCGCGGCCAATGACGCCGTGTTCGTGCGCCGCGTCGTGAGCTTTGCCGTAATTCGTGTTGCCGCGTGGCATAAAGCCGTTCTTATGGCACCACTGCTCGATGGCTGCCCATTCAAGACGACTCATCAGATGCCATCCTCGGCCCTTCGCTTCGCAAGCGGCTTTCGATGCGTCAAAGTTAATCCAGTTCGCAGGATCTTCGTGCGCAAGAGAGTACGCGCGACCGCTGACTACGATGTTCTGATATTTAGAAATCATAATTTCTGGAACTTCTTTACCGTGGACAATAAAAGCCGGGTGCGTGCCCGTGCCGAGCGTGCCGGACGGGTCAACATCTTCCAGGTTGAATTTCGGAACAACAACCATGACGGACGGGTTGCCCGCGTTGTCGTATACAAGTGTGTTCTTGCCGCCGCTCGCGTGTTCAATGGCTTTGCGGTCTTTGTCAATGATGAAACTTTCCATTTTGATTATTCCCCTTTCGTATCTGCCGTGGTTTCTGCTGCCGTGGTCGTGGTTGCGCTTTCCGTTGTCGTGTTGGCTGCCGCGCTCTCTGACTCGATGGCGACCTGCATAGGCCAAAGCGTGAATTGAATATTGTCTATGTCAATCGGAACGCGCTCCGGCTTGTACTGCTCATCGCCGTCTTTGTTCTTCTCGCCCGTGTCGACCATCTGCATCTGATACGGAGGAATCTCCGCCATAAGCAAGATGTACGGGAGATAAGAATTGAAGCCGACGCTTAAGGTTCCCGAATAGTCCTGCATGATGTAGACGGTCTGCGCCATATCCGACTGAATTTCTTGCAAATCGGCGTGGACCGTATTCTCTCCCTGCCCTGCGTACAGCGTCGTGCCGTCGACCTTAAACGGCACGTACTCCGCTTTTCCCCACTTCTTGGGGATTCTCTTAATCAGCATATTCTCTGCCTCCTCTTATGCTTATGCGTTCGGCTGCGTCAGCGTCCAGCGCACGACGACGTTATCCGCGACGCCGTGGCTCTTAATCGTAAAGCCGTTCGGACTCTTGCCCGTAACTTCAAGCACCGTATCGCGGTTGTAAGCCGTACTTTCGATATTTAGTGCGACCGAGTAATCGCTCCCGATGGCCGCGTATGGCAGCGTGACCGCGGTCGCGGGAATCGTTCCGTAATAATTGCTGTAGTGCGACTCGACGCGCCGAATGTCGGTGAATTTCGCGTTGTTGAGATTTGCCGCGGTGTCCCCGGCCGGAATCGTGATGCGGTAAAGTCCAAGCTTGCCGTCTGGCACGCTGTCTGCAACCTTGACTTTATACTTGTCTCCGTCGTTGTCGACGTAGGCATAATAGTTGGCCGCCGCACTGCCACTGTTCGTTGGCACTGTCGCTACGCTGTCCTGCGTGTCGTAGATGGAGACGAGCATTCCGTCTACATACATGAGCGAATAGTTTGCCGCGCTGTACGTGCCAGTCCGCGTAATCTTGACGTTTCGCGTGCCGTCGATAGCGTTGATAATGCCGCCTGCGACAACGAATTTATTGTAAATCGTTGCCGTGCCCTGCTGAATGCGCTGCGTTTTCCAGTTCGTCAGCTCCGCGGCCTGCTGATGGACGGCCTGAAAAAGCTCTTTAAGTACGGCCTGGTCGCTCTCGCGGTTCGCGCTCTGCTCGTAGGCCGAGGCAATCGGATAAAGTGGCAAAACATCCTGCACGGCGATGACGTCATGATAAAGCCCCGTAGCAATCTGCGTGCCGCTGTTGTAGGCCGGCGCTCCCTCTTTATTGTCCGTCGCATTATACGCCGTCTGGTTGCGGCGATGGACGCGGAAAAGTGGCAGTGCGTAGACGTAGCCGTCAACGCACCTAAGTGCCGTACACGCGGCGCTAGAGCCGTCACCCGCACGATACAGGCCGTTGCCGACGCTGCCGAAAGTGTAGTTCGTGTCGCTCTGTGCTCCGGCCCGCGCTTTCACACGGTCACCATTGTCGACGCCTTTAGGGTGGGTCGTGAAATTCACGTCCGTGACGGTGCGGAAGTTCCAGCGTAGCTGGATGCGTCGCGTCGTCTCAGCGCCGGCCACGTTGTCCTGCAAATCGTTGGCAAGCGTCCCAGACGCGATGCCGCCATAGCGGTAAACGTTCTCGTCATCATCCTCGGGACTGCCGGACGGTGCGACTTCTTCAAACCAACACTCTACGAATGCAAGGTCCTCGCGGCTGCCACTGTTTGGCGCGGCTGGAAAAACAATGTCCGATGCAGCATCGTTCCGATTGCTTCCTGACAATGTTAGTAGCCAGCCATTGACGCACGCCATTGCGCCGGAAATCCTCAACGTATTTTTCTTGTCCGTAATACCCGCCTGGACGTCCATGCTAATAATGCCTGAAGACATGATTGTCCGCAGGATGTCAGCTCTTAACTTATTTTGAATCTGTTGCATCAGGTTTAATTCGGAATCCAGTATCGGCTTCGCTTGCTGAAAGGCCACTAAACCGAAGTTCCGATTATTGGGGCTCAAGACTCTGGAAAGGCCGGTCGACACGGTTGGTCCATTTTCCCAAAGCTCACGAGCTGTCGTATCGCCCTGAAATTTTACTATCTCTTCACTCATGTTCATTATCCTTTCTGAATTTTAATGTATCCCATCAATGCATGACTATTTAAAATCACCCCCTTTGTTGGCGAAAAGCGCTTGATAATTTTCCCCGGGATGGTCGTTTCAACTGCTCTTTTTTTTGTTGTATGATCCGTCATATTTAGCAGTGTGGCTCCAGGCTTCTGTATAATATTTTTATAGATTGGCGTATGGACTGTCCGACGTATGGTGGTGGTCGGGCTATTATTAGTCAACCGCTTCCCGTTGGTGAGCGCGCCGACGAAGGTTTTCATTGTCGTATGCGTTATTTTTACTTCGCTTTTTTCATGTTTTTGTACCTGTCCACCGTTTAAGCAGATATCTTTTTCCCCGTTCATCGTATCGGCTCTAAAGGTTTTCCATCTGTGTGTTATATGCAGTGTCTGGTCTTTGGGGATAATTTTAACAGCTCCGTTGTTTGTGGTTCCCCGTGTGAATTGCTTTTCGATGACCTCCTTGTCATATCCAATGTCGATTTTCTTTATTCGAGTAATTCCAACATTGTTTAGGGAGTATCCTCCAGTGTTAAATATTCTTCCCTTTTTCTGAGTAGTTTGGGTGGTAGTCCACTGCTTTTTATATGACTGGCTGTTGTTCAGATCTATGCGTCTAAATTTTCCATTTATCTTTTTCCCCGAAAATATAGTTTCGTGGTGTTCGATTCGGACTACGTTATTTTCTGTCCTTTCTACTGTGCCGCATGATTTGTTTAGCCCTGTTTTAAAAGCGATTTCCGTTATCCATGTTGTTTTGTGCGTCTCTGGAATGCATGAATCATCTCGTTTGCAACTATTGAGTTTAAACGGATTGCTGGCAAATACGACAAAATAGTCTAGCCATGACCTGACGTTTTTGTATGCGTTAATTGCTCGTGTCATTTTATCAATTATCGTTGCATCGCCTAAAGTGCCGGTCGATAGTTTGACTCTGAAATGATACGGATCTCCGCCGTATTCTGTCCATTCTTGTATGAGCGCTGATTTATGTACGGTAGTAATGGCTTGCTGTACAGCGTATTTCGTTCCTTTGTATCTATGTAGCAAGAATGACTCTTTGACTTGTTTCCTTTTTGCCGTCAAGTCAGAATCGTCATATTCATCTACATGCATTTGCGCTGCTAGATGATCAATCAGCGCTTCTGGCAAATTGTCGATAGCGGGATAAATCAATAATAAGTCTGAATTAATGCCAGATAGTGCCATATCAACTGCCTGGGCCAAATCCGGCACAGGAGCTTTGTCGATGGATTCAGGCAAATGTTTTGCGATTTTGTAATCTGCGTCTATCATTCGTCTTCACTTCCTCCTAGGACAATAGATGTCGTTTTATCCTGGGCTACTTGCGTGTCTGTCAGCACAGTATAAGTCGGTGCTGTGAGGGTGACGCGCTTTACGCCAGCGACGGCCATTACATCGGCAATTAACCGTGACGGGTTGATGTCGCGGCCAATTTTAGATTTCTGCCACAAGCGATAGTTATTTACGGCTTGAGCTACAGCGTCTTTGATTGTTGATTTCGCTGTTCCAGTGTCGGTATAGTACGTCATCGCAATGTCATAGGATACCTCATCCGGGGCGACGACAGATACATTGTCAGTTAAGGGTCGAACTTTATCTGCGGATACCACCGTTTTTACTGCATCAAGCAATTCCTGTTTCGGCAGTGTCCCGCCGGTCATGAGCGGCCGTATTTCAACGGTGCCGGCACTGGGACTGGTTACGGCGACATCGATGATACCGCTATTGGCCGATTTCGCCCAATACTCGTAAGCCCCTGTCGGCCCGGCCGTGGAAAAGTGTTCCGGCGCTTCGTGGATGCGTTCTCGATAGTCGTCATCTGACTCTTCATCGGCGCCGCCTGCGCTGGCCGTCGTATTGACGATGGAAGCCACATATGCCACCGGGTCAACGACGGATTTGATTTCGCCAGGGAGAAACCCATTTCCGACTGTGCCGACCGTCTGACAGGTTGCTTTTACCGTCGTTGTCAAGTTCCCGGCCAGGACGGCCACATCTTCGTTGGTTGCGAAATAAATGCCGTTATCTGTCGCTACGCGCGTTCCGGATTTTACGATAGTTTCCTGCTCGCGTTTAGCTGCTAGCGTAATCAGCAGCGTTGTCGTTGCGGCTGATGCCGGTATTCGCGACGTATCGGAAAAGGCGCCGAGGTTGTCCAGGTTTCCACCTGATGCATATTTCAGCAAATTCTGTTTGCCAATGTAATTTTGATTATTTACAAGCCGGACAATCGCTTCGGATACGACCAGCAAGAATAGTCGTACTGGGTCGCCTTGGGCTAAGGTCCGACCAGTTATGCTGGTATAGTCGTTAAAGACGGCAGCTTTGATTTTCTCCGCATCGCCGTCTACGAATTCGATGTCTGGTAAATCAGCTAGTTTCATTAATTTTCACCGTCACTTTCGGCATAAGTCGTCCGTTGATATCGCCAGTGAATGTTATTTCTGTAATGCTTACCCTCGGCTCGTAGCGCTTGATTTGAGCAAAGATTTCACTCGACAAAATCGCTTCTGCTTGTAGCATGGGCTTATCTACGGCATCCCCGGAAATTCCAAACTCCCTATCAAGTGGCACTGAGAATTTTACAGTCCCCAAGATGGTCCGGACGTTCTGCAATATTTCTTCGATTTTCGTTGCTGGCGCAAAATCAATGGTTTTGGCGTCTGGCATTACAACATATTCCACGGATGTCCTCCTATCTAAAGACGGTCAGTATCCCGTTGGCAATGCTGCCGTAAAGGTTCAGTTTTGATTTTTCTTCCTGGTAGTTGCTATCATCGTATTCGACAAGCTTGACGTTTACTTTGGCCCAAATTAATGCCCCAACAGAGCTAAAAAACGTATCCGAAACGGACATGGAGTCCAGGCGCCAGTAGTTTTGGCTGACTGGCCGCATCCCGATGATTAGCGGGAATACGGTGCCGTTTTCGCACATCTCCTTCATCGTGGCCAAGTCCTTTTTTATCGCAATGTTATGCGATGCTGTGAGAATAAGGTCAAAGGTGATTGTTCGTAATTTCGGCCCGATGAACTCACTGACCGGCTTATGATAGATAATGTCATGGTCCTGCCAGCGGCTTCCCGCCTCGGTCTGATAGTTGGCCGGTGTCCTTAGATAATGCGACGATACGATGAATGGCAGACTGCCCATATATCCGATATACATAACGCCTCCTATTCTGGCGTGCTCGTTTTACTGCCGCCTGGCGTGACACCGCCGTGTACATGCGACACGAGTGATATGCCGTTAACTACCACATCCCCACCGGAAGCATTAATCTGCAAGACCCCGCCGACATTGATTTTCATATTTCCCGGCGTGTCGATGACCCGTGTGTTGGCATCGGCTCCGCCAGGCGGCGCATCAGTGCTGCTGAAGAAAGTTCCCAGCACGAATCCATCACCTACGCCGGCACCCGAAAAGTTCGGCATCTGTATGCAGAGCACTTGGTCCCCGACAGCCGGCATCCAGAAATCTTTCGATTCCGATGAGCCGCGTTGAAGGACGAACATATCGTTCGTTACCTTGTTTCCTTTATCTTCACGACACACGCGCACGGTTCCGTCTTTCGGAGTCAGTGCGCATACAGTGCCATAAAATATCAGGTTTTCCAATAGCTTTTTGATGTTAGTATCCATCGAGGCACCTCCTCATTTCCAGACTGAGTACATAACCATTGCCCAAGCTGTGTGTTGCTTTTGTGACGATATATTTTCCATCAAAGGCACCGAAGTTCATGAAACCGATAACAATGCCGGCCATGAAGTGGAAGTCGCCGTACAGGCTAAAGGATGCCGTGATTTCATCCCGGTTCTGTTCTCGCAATTTTTTCCTGGCCAGCTTATTTGCAGCGTCCACTGTGTCGCATTGTTCATTCACTTCCAGCGTCAGCCCCGTTTGCTTATTCGGGGCTTCAAAGTAGCCCTCGATGACTTCTTTGTTCTTGCCCTGCTTGTATTTAACGTGGCAGGCCCGATAAATGTCACGGGTCTTGGCTTTCATTGAGTAGGACAGAAAATCCGTGAAGTTCAGCGGATTTTCAGGCGATACGTCATCATCACTCGTCTGCTCAGAAAACGAGGCTGTCCCTGGCCGCCAGAATACAATCAGCGGCTCTTGGGTTTCCAGCTGGTATTCATCGAGGATGATAATGGTCTTGGTCGATATTTTCAGATCCAGGCCGGCATCATCACATAGCTTCTTCAAAAATTCAAGGTCTGATGCGTCTGACTGCTCGACATGCTCATACGATGGGTTGTTCTGGTCCCCCGGCTCATAGTCCAGCAACATGCCATTTCTCCATGCAATATCATTGGCGATTTTATAGAGACTGATATTATCCCACGATTGATTCTGCTTAATGCCTCGCAATGACGTATCAGCAATGGCGTTGACGGCTTTGATTTGTACCGTCGTCGGCATCCCGTTGATTTCTATTTCATCGACTTCAAATTCTCCGACTGGCAATTCTTTGATACCCTCGTTGACGCCGTTTTTGTTCAGCGTATAAAGGGTAATGTCCAATTTGGACCCCGGTTCCGGATACCACGTGTCCTGCCACAGCTGTGCCCTGTCTTCCAAGGTGACTGTCATGTCATCGACTTGTCCGGACAGGTTGTCCGTCACTTCAATGGATAGTAGATACTTCATCATATCTTCGGATATGTCTTTGCTCTCTGTTTCGCCTGCCGGCGTATACAGTATTTGAGCATAGGCCCGGCGTCCGAGGAATGTCCCCGGCGTCAGTTCTTTTTTCCATTCATTTAATTTGGCTTTAATCGTTTCTAAAGACATAGCATCACCGCTTCCATGGTGGCAAAATCTTGGATGACTGGATTACATTGATGTCCGGGATGTTCAATATGATTCCTGCCGGAAAAATAGCCGTGTTCCGGTACGTTTCATTCGCTTCCAGCAGTTCATTCATATAGAGCTCATTGCCGAAAATTTTATATGCAATGGCATCCCACATGTCCCCCTGGACTGTCGTGTACTTATTCATAGCTCAACCGCCTCCGTCCTGCGGATACTCTATCCAGCATTTTAGGCAGTTCCCGCTGGAATTGACGCGCCTGTTCCTCCAAGGCTTGACGGACGACATCAGCGACGTCACCGCCGCCCTGGACGTTGATAGTCGGCCGGAAATTAAGTGTGATGCTGCTGTTGCTGTACGACGGGGCTTTGGCTGTTCCTGCACTCATCCGCTGTGGCGTTTTGGGCATGACCCCTAACGCGGTTCCGGCCTGCTGCCACAATGAGATAGCTCGTGCCGACCCGTCTAAAGGGATAGCTGCTTCTGCCGAGTCTTCGGCGAATGTTGTCAGGAAGGCCCCACGCTGATAAATGCCACCTCTGGCGTTTTCGCTGACGTCATCACCGCCGCTGGTTGCTTCGCTGATTGTACGGGTTATGTTTTGTGCAATGTTGATAGCCGTATCAATCGGATGCGACAAGGCATTAACTAAGCTGCTCCACTTGTCCATCGCCCAGTCTACGGCCTGGCCAATGGCATCTATGACACTGCTGGCAAAACTTTGTACTGCGGCTACAGCACTATCCCAAGCACCGGAAATATAATCTACCAATGCAGAGATGATGCCTTCTATGACGCTGGCTGCGGCCGATACAAAGCTGGAGATAGCATCCCACACGGCCGACGCGATGGCCAGACAGCCATTCCAGACCCCGGCGAAGAAGGCCCCAAAAGCGGATATGATGCCTATGATGACCGATACGGTCATCGTCGCTACGGTCATCATGCCGCTCCAGACGGCTGTGGCAATCGTGACCAGGCCATTCCAGACCCCGGCGAAGAAGGCACCAAAGGCAGATATGATGCCCATGATGACCGATACGGCCATCGTCGCTACGGTCATCATGCCGTTCCAGACGGCTGTAGCAATCGTGACCAGGCCATTCCATACGCCGGTGAAGAAAGCGGCCAGGGCTGAAAACAGACTCATGCCAAAGGATACGATATTGTTCCAAATCGCAATGACGGCGGCCCGGAATTGTTCGTTTGTATTCCAGAAATAAATAATGGCGGCGACCACGGCAATGATGACGGCCACGATGGCGATAATAGGATTGGCCATGAGAGCCATTGCTAACGCTCTGGCCCCTGTTGCCGCAGCACGAAAGGCTGCCCCTAATCCATTCAATCCGGCATGAAAAAGTTTGGATGCCGTCGCGGACCCGCGCAATACGGTTTCCCCATTCTTGTTTACTGTGAAGAACATATCAGCCGTTTCTTTAAGCATCCTAAAACCGGCTCTGATGGCTAAAATAGACCTGGCGGCCAATAAGACACCAGCAAAACTGGCGGCCAGGGCAACTATGGTTTGTATCAATACTTGATGTTCTTTGGCCCAATTGGCAAAGGCAACGACGACAGGAACGATACTCCGTAAGATGCTGTTAATGGCTGGCAATAATGCAGAGCCGATTTCAATGGCCACGGCTGTCATACTATTTTTGAACAGATACATTTGATTGGCCGTTGTTTCACATCTGGCTGCATATTCTGAATCTACAGCGCCTCCATATTTTGTGGCATCGTTGACTGCTTCAAATTTGGACTGTAGTTTATCTAAGTTCGTAAGCAAGGGAGCGATGGCTTCGATTGATTCCTTCCCAAACAAATCGGATAAAACTCCCGCTTGTTGATATTCAGGCAACGACTGTATGGCCCGAAAGACATCCATAATAGCGCCTTTAGCATCGGTTCGCATCCGCTTGGCCATATCCACCGCATCAAATCCCAGCTGTTGGAAGGCAGCGGCCTGGCTTTTCGTAGCGCCTTCTCCAGCTGCCATTCCTAGAATGAGATTCTTGATGCCGGTTGCGGCTACGTCTGATTGTGTCCCTGTTTCTATCATGGAAGCCCCCAGAGCGGCTATTTCTCCGGACGCAAGTCCACCTATTTCCCCGAGTGGCCCGATACGGGTTACGACGTCGGAAATCAATGGTGCCGAGGCGGCCGTTGTATTTCCCAAATAATTGATTTTATCCGCTAAAGCCATTACGTCTTGCTGATTCAGTTTGAAAGCGCTTCGCCATTTAGCCATCATATCCCCAGCCTGGTCAGCCGTAAGGTCAAAGGCTACGCCCATCTTTACGGCATCCTGAGCAAATTCCAGCAAATCTTCTTTGGCGATACCAGCCTGGCCGCCAGCGGCCACGATTTTGGCAATTCCCGAAGCAGCCATCGGCATTTTTGTAGACAAGTCTAAGATATCCTGTCCCATCTGCTTAAACTGCTCTGGTGTATCAAAATCAACAACTTTTCTGATTTCAGCCATTTCACTTTCAAATTCCATGGCCGCTTTCGTTGCCCCCACTAACGGTGCTGCCAGGACAGCTGTTTTCATAGCAGTCCCAGCCAAATTACTTTTCGCACTGTCAAAGGCCGCCTGTGCTTTTTGCTTTCTGGCCTGGGCATCTAAGATGTCAGACCGTCGCTGGGTCAAATCGTTGATACGAGCCTGGAGAGCGGCAATCTGCCGATACGATGCTACGCTGACCTGGCCTGTGGCCCTTTGTTCAGCTGACGCCGCCCGCTGTGCGCTCCGCATAGCGTCATTGGCCGCCTTGATTTGCGTCTTCAACTCTTTGGACTCGGCGATAGCCCGCTGCATCGACGAAGCTACAGACCCATCCAGACGGCCCTTGATGGCAATAGCTAATTCCATGACACGACTCATCTTATTGCCCTCCCTTCTTGGCCTTCTCTATTTCTTCTTTTTCCCGGTCTACTTCTTCATTCATGACTTGAATCCAGGCATGAAAATCGCCGATTGGTTGTTCCAGGAACCATCCAATCGGCGTTTTTGTGTACTTGGCAAGCCTCATAGCCGACAATCTTATGTTTTCTACGGCTCCTTGGGCAGTAAAAAATTCTGCGCCTTCAAGCAGGCTGCCATGAAGTCAGGACCACTCAAGTTGAGGATGTCGTCATACTTCATTTTAGCGGCCGCAGCGGCAACCATGGCCTGGTATTCCATGGATAATGCCGGTACTGTCATAAGTTTGTCTTTCTTTTTAGCCTGGCTCATGCAAGCCAGCAGAGCATAGCCGTTCAGTTTTGCAAAGTCAAAATAAATTTCCGTTTGCCCGTTCGGCAACGGAGTTGTCAGATGCAGGATATTTTCCTGATCTACGATTTCAGCGTTGACGAGTTCATTTTCTTTTTCTTTCATGCTAATCCTCCTAATTCATGCCGATATTGGCCCGGACCTGCTGTAACAGGTCGACACCATTGACGATGGCTTTGTATCCGTATTTGTCGATTTCGCAGAGCGTGGAGCCGCCCATTTCGATTTTAAAGTACGTGCATTCGATGACGGTTTCGCTGTCTGTCTTGGACCCGGCCTTGAATTTGCCCGGGTTGTGGCTCTTTACACGGCCACGGACGGCAACGCGGTACTGTTCGTGTTCGTAGTCGTTGGCACCGCTATCCCAGTTCTGGATATCCGAATAGAGTTCCAGCGCCAAGGTGCTGCCGCCGACCAGGCGGGAACTGGTTTTTGTCGGCACCTGCCAGGTCAGTTTTAATTCCAGGGAATCGAAATGCCCGGCAATGGGCGCCTCGATTTTCCCAGCGACGCCGATGCCTTCAATATCTTCTGTCAGCGATTTCAAATCCGGCAATTCGACTTCGTTGACGCCGATTAAATCGTCGGCGCCGTCGATATAAGCCCGCATATCATTGATGACTTCCGGGATTTTATTTACTGCCATGGGTTTCCCTCCTTACGAGAATAATACTTCAAAATTCGATACGTCATACTCAAAGGTATCTTCAATGTCCTGTGCCGGGACTGGCGGCGTCAGCTTCGTGTGGATCCGGAAGATGCCGGCCAGTAAATCGGTCGTCGGGTTTTCATCAGCCAGGAACTGGACACTGGCCCCTAAGAGATATCCTCGTGACGTCAGCCCATTCAACCGCACCTGTTCGCTGTCTACCAGCGTTTTTACCAGTCTCGGAGTGATTGGCTGGTCTGTCTTCTGCCAGTTCGTTAAAATGAAGGTGACATACTGCCAGTTGAACATGCGCCGGACACAGATGAACATATCTTTGACATCTGTCGTGCCCGGATAAGCGCCGGTAAAGTTCCCCCAGGACTTCCAGCCGCCGGAGAAATTCAAGCCCGTAACGATGCCCTGTTCATTAAGCAGATTGGCCTGCGTCAGATTGAGATTTACTTCACTGCCATCTTTCAGGCACAGCCCTGTCGCCTGTAATGTCTGATTGGACGGCGACTGATATGGGACGTCATCGTTATTGCCGTCGGTAACGCCGATGATGCCCATGATATGGGTCGATAAGTGGAATACCATATCGCCATTTTTAGCGCACGGCCAGCAGACAATCTGGTTGTTCCCCGTGTAGTTGTTGCCGTTTTTCCACATATTGACGTCGGCGTATTTTTTGACCTGTTCCGTATTGATGTCTACCAGTGCCATGCAAGGGAACAATCCGTCTATTTTAGCCGCTTTGGCTTTCATGACAGCGGCAATGGCCGGCTTTTCAGACCATCCCGGTGCTGCCAACAGGCCCGGAACTTTGCCAATCTGGAAATAAATATCGTCGACGAGTTCCAGCCCTTTGTTTTTGCCATCCGTGGACATGCCGCCGATGATATCGTCATCTTTGACAGCCGTAGGATCTAATTTGTCATAAGCAACATGGATGCTCGATACGGAGGCTAGGGCACCATCATCCAAGAGGGTAATGATGAGCTGACCATCATCGTCGTATGCCGCCGTATAGTCCTTATCCAAGGTGGCTGCGGACCCGTCTGCACTACCCTTGACGGTCAGCGTATGCAATAAAACCGGGTCTGTAAGGATGACCTGTTTCTTCGTAACAGTTTTGGCTGTGTCCGAAACGGACACTTTATGTTTGGCCGGGTCCAATACATTGACAAATACAATGGGTTTTACATTGTACAGTTTGAATTCGGTATACATCGCTTCGCAGAGCGTGTACTTATCCCAGTCGGGATGATACCCCAAATTCTGCGTCGCTTCCTTCCAGCTGTAGCAGATGACGGGTTTATTGACATAGGCTGTCGGGTCTTCTGTCAGATGGACAGGCGCCGTCCCGAAGACAACCGGCAAGCCGGAATCAGTGGCGACAGTCGCCACAATCGATGTCGGGACTTCGCTTGCTTTTACGCCGTGGAAAAATGCCATTTTATTTACCTCCGTGTAATGCCATGGCCCGTTTATACATGATGTTTCTCAACGAGCCTGTAGATTTAACTTCTTTTTGTGCCGCATCCAATTCGCCCGCTGTGACGAACAGATGCTTATATACCGGGTCGTCCTTATATTTTGCAGGAATCCCGTCTGCGAAAATCTGATTCGTGTGGATTTCCGTGTCTTTATAGGCTGGGCCGACGTAGATGACCGGCCCGCTGTTTTCACTCATCGTATCTGCCTCCTAAAACCTCCCAATGAGTTTGACGTGGCTGCGGAATGAATACGTCGAACTCAATGACACCTACCCATTGTGGGAACGGCTGGTCATCGGGAATCGTCGTCTTGATATTCCCGTCATCTATATCAATGAACCATTTCTTGGCAATGGGATTGTTGGCCAGCAGGTGATAGCGGATGAATTCGAGGAAATGGAACAACATATGAGCTCCATAGGTCATATCTTCATCGTAAATAGTCGCGTAGATGACGATAGACGTAACGGACTTATCCCGGTCGTCTGTCGTAGCTTCTGGCCGTACCACGACGGCCGGACAAAGTTTCTTTTGGTCTGCCCGGTTATTCGCCCGGGGCAGGAATCCGGCATATACATTTACATCCGTATCGACACTCGAAAAGATATTTTCTGGCCGGCCTTCACAATATTCCTGGTAAGCCGTGAATTTTTCTTTCAAGAATTCCGCGATACCTTCCGCGCATTCCAATGGGGTCATCGCATCACTTCCCTAATCTGTATTCGATTTCATGTTCCAATCGTTCTTCAAAGACGTCACTGCCACGATCCATCATGACGCTCAGGACATCGGGATTGCCGAATAACTGCGGCACGGCCGGCCCATAGATACCTTTCAGCGGGTATCTTTCCTTTCCCTTACGGGCGACGAATGCCCCGCCCAGGCTAAAGCCGCGGGGGACATGCGTCATTTTCCCGCGCTTTACGGATACGAAGACGCCGTCCCGCCGCTTCTTGGCCTGATATTTATGGATTGCCTCGGGCGCCCCTTTGACAAGGATGGTAGCGCCGTCTTCATCGGCCCGGATCTGCGCCTTCGCTTTCAAGTCCCCGGCCTTCATGGTATAAATGCTTCGGATTTCCTTTGTCCCTGCCGTCCTGGCGGCTGTGGCCGCCCGCTTTCCGGCAGCTACAGCCGCCCTGGCGATTTCTTTATCGCTCAGAGAGGACAAGGCGTCCATAAGCTTTTTGTCACCTTGAATGTCGATTTCTACGCTCATAGGCCCTCCTAGTGATTCTTATGCAGGGTCATCGTCAAGATACCCATGTCGTCGATGACGTTATCTACCAGGCAGTAATCGCCATCGACAGTAAAACTTTCTCCTTCCGCTGGGACTTCTCCGTAATCGTCTTTAGCGATATGAATGATGATGACCTGGCCATGGGTGCTCTCGAAGCCGGAATAGATTTCCTGTGTCTGGAACATAGCGTCTTCTTTGGGACTCTGCACGATGCATGTATACTTCTTGCCATTCAGCTCATGTGTTTCGGCAAATTCATCAGCATTGAGAAAAGCCGGAATGTCCGAAGCTACCATTTCTTTGAACGTGCTCATTTTTGGACGGCTGCGGCGGCATCGGCCTGGGGCAGTTCCATCCCTGGTTCGTCTGCCGGCGATTCTTCCGTCTCTGGCTCATTAGCCTGGTCCACTTTGTCCCCAACCAAGGCAACAACTTGTTCATCGGCCCGTTCCATGAGTTTTTCCGCTTCATCGTCCGGCAACTCGAACGAGTCGCCAGTCCGATATAAGTGCTTGCCCATGGAAACGCAGCCGTATGTAACGACTAACTTCATGGTCATCCCTCCTATTTCGCTTTGATGACGGCCCAATCGTCGACAAACTGCGGAGCCAGGACACAACGGCAGTACATGTAGAAACTCAATACCTGCGTATCCTTGTTGCCGTTATAGTACGGCACATACGGTGCAACGAAGGTTTCGTAGGCCGTGCCGGCATCATTGAGCAGGGTGCAGGCGCCGTGGAGCTGACTGCCGCGGCCCGGAATGGCGATGATGGCCGTATCGGGGTCGATGAAATACTGCGATTTCCCGGCATCGTCGGTGTACGTTTCTGCATAGGTATAGACGTCGAGGTTCAGCGATTTGATGCGCCCGACGTGAGTAATCTGCGGGCTGATAATCTGCGGCTGGAAGCCCATGAGGGACAGATTGTCCGCCGTCGGAACCATCATCCATTTCATGATCTGGTCATTGCTCAGCAAATAATCTGCGATATTTTTCCCACAAATCATCATGGTCGGGACGATACCGGCGTCTTCCTGGATGAGTTCCGAAGCGTTCTTGATGTCGCTGTAAATCGTCGCGCCGGCTTTATCCCAGGTGGTCGTCGGCGTGACTTTATGGTCAAAGTCAAACGCAATGGTGTCAATCAACACTGTCTTGCCGTCATCGGCATAACCTTCGATGTCGCATTTACCAGTCTGCAAGATATCCGCCGCCATCTTCGCTTTGCGGTTGATGATTGCGTTCTGCAAATCCACCATATCTTCAGCCTGCTTGATGGCTGCGCGCTGGGCCGGTGTCGTCGTGCTGTAGATGTTTTCGCCAAAGCCACGTTCCGATAATTCTTCTGGGTCTACTACCTTACTCGGCCCCATCATCGGCGGCTGGTAGATAGCGATTTTAGAGCCCGTGTCTTTCAGGCTCGCTCCTTTTGCGCCACGAACGACAAAGGGGGCCAGCTGACGGCCACGCTTGCGGTATTCTACGGCAATTTTGGTCGTAACGGCTGTCGCCGGTACAAGCGGGAAAAAGGTATCAAGCAAAAAAGATGCCGGCGGCGTAATCCGTTCCATTGCCTGCATCAAAGATACAGTATCTCTCAATTCAATAGCCATGTTCAGTTCCTCCTAGTGTACAGATGTCAAGAAAATACCGGCATTTCGCAATTCTTCTTCATGGGCGTCAACCGTATCTTCGCTGGCGGCAATGAGGTATTCGCGATGGAATCGGCCAGAAACATAGACCGTCGCAACGGTGGCTTTATCATCCACGTCGCAACTCAAAATAGCATTGGCAACAGCGGCTTTAGCCGTAGCCACAGCGGCTGTCCCGGTAACGGTCATCAGCGTGCCGCGTTTCATAGCTGTCCCCGCCGTTAATGTGACGTTCTTGAGCAAAATCGGAATTTCCGGCCCGCCGATAAGCTGGTCGTGTTTAATGTCGATGACTTCTCTGATTGCCATTATTTTGCACCTCTCAATCTATTCGCTGCATTGACTACATCTTCAATGTCCTGAGCTTTCTTTACGGCTGCCTGGTTCTGCGGCATTCCTGTTTTCGGTACTGGCGTTACCTGTTCAGATCCGGACTGCATCTGTTCCATAATCATGGTGCGTACGCTTGCTAGTGCCTGGTCACTCGGCGACTGTACGCCGGCGACGGCTTCGATATAGGGAGCTACATCATCCGCTGTCCGACCATCGCTGATAGCCCGGTCAATCATGGCATCGGTGTATACGTTCCCGTTTTTCAGTGCCTTCAATTCAGCAATTCGCTTCAATTCATCCGCATCCTTGTTCGCGTTCTGCGGGTTCAAACCCAATAAGGCTGCCAGTTTGCTGGCTAAGGTTTTATCATCCATATTTTTTTCTCCTTTGTTGATGATCTTTTCAAGCTGTGCCCGGTTCTTCATGTGACACGGGCAGGAAATATTATTGACAATCAGCATATTGTCATTCAGGCTGGCCGTGACCTGATAGTCTTCGTCGATGGCGTCGATGAAACCATTTTCCAGGGCCTGGTCGGCCGTCATCCACGTTTCATCGTCCATCATCTGTGCCAATTCATCCGTTGTCTTATGGCATCGTTCCGCATAGACGTTCAAAATCGTTTCTTTCGTCGATGCCAGCGCTTTCTGTAATTTGGCCAGGCCCTGTTCATCATAACCACCGATGAGAAAGGATGCCGGGTTGTGAATCATGTACAGTGCATTCCGCGGCATTTCGACGCTGTCGCCCGCACAAGCGATGATAGTGGCCGCACTGGCACACATCCCGTCGATGTGCATGGTCTTCTTGCCGCTGTAGCCTTTGAGCATCGTATAAATGGCCTGGGCCGCGAACACGTCGCCACCGGGACTGTTGATGCGTACAGTCAGATTCTTGCCGCCACATTCTTTTAAATCGTCGTTGAACTGGCGCGGCGTAACGTCATCGTCGTACCATGACTGCGACGCGATGGCGCCATACAGCAGCAGTTCTGCGTTGTCGTCGCCCGCTTCATTGACGAAACGCCAAAATCTTTTACTCTTCATTGGTTGTCTCTCCTTTGTCGGCCAGCACTTCCGGGCTTCCGATAGTCAGACCGTATTTTTCAATCATCTTCTGTTCGTACGCCAGCTGTTCCAGATTTTCTTCCAAGTCCGTGCCTGTCAGCTCAGCCGCTTCTCGTTCTCGTGTGCTCAGGCCGTATGTCGTCCGCAAGGCGCTGCCGTTGACATCTTTTACCGGGTCAAGTATCGTCATGGTCGGTCCGTACCAATCGGCGTTGCACCAACATTTCCGAATCAATGGATCCGTGAAGAATCCCGGGGCTTTGACGCGCCCGATGGCAATGGCTTCGGCCAGCCACATTTCATAGACAGGCTGGCAAAAATCGCGGGCGAACCAAATGCGCCGGCGCTTATATTCTTCCCAGGCTTGCAACATGGCGGCACGGGAGGCCGAATAGGATGACGTGAAATGCTTCATCAGGACTTCGTAAGGCTGGCCGATGGCGCTGCCGACCATTTCCAACAGCTTCGTCGTGAAGGCGTCGAATGTCGACATGCTGCGCGATGCATCAATGCTTTTGACATCGACACCGCGGGGCAGGGCATTGATGGTCCCAGGCCCTAATGCGTATTCGTCCGGGTCAATGACAGGACCGCCCTGGGGGTCAATGGTTTTGCCGATGAAATCATTCAGCGTGCCGCCAGATGTCTGGGACTCTGTGAAAAACAGCGAGAAAAAAGACTTTACAATGGCAGCTGTCAGCTCGGCTGTCGTGTAACGGCTGACTTGTTTCAGCGTTTCAATGACAGGGGATAAATACGGCGCTCCCCGATATTGTTCCGGCCGCTGGTCGTTGCTGGTCTGTATAATGTTTGGCATGCCGCAAATGTCGCCCCATGCTTTGACGCGGGTCCAGGTGGCAATCGTCCCTATGTCTACCGGGTCGCCGGGTACTTTGTTCGATACCCAATAGGCGGCGACGGCTCCATCCGGGTCGATTTCTACACCGGATATGATTTTGTTCCCCGGTGTGGGCGCCGTCATTTCTACGGCATACGGCCCGGTAATGCCATAGTAGTCCCGGCCATAGGGATTGCTTACCCGGTTGCCTTCCAAGAGTTGCAGGCGCAAGCTGTACGGCATATCCGCTGTCGGTGGCCGGCGCTTGAACAGGCAAAAGGCATCGCCATCCACGAGATAACCCGTGTAGTTGATGTCCTGCATGTCGTAAAAATTATTGCGCCTCGTCAAATCGCACTGTGTCGAGCTGGCCCACAGGTCGAATTCCTGGGCTACATGGCGTGACCATTCCCGGGACTCGTCGGCTGTCATACCTAACAGCTTGTACTTGGGGCGCGGAAACAGATGCAACCCCGCCCCAATCGTATGCAGTGAACTGGTCATGATAGCCGCTGCCCCAATGGGCGTATTGATAGACTGGTCGGCACTGCGGTTGCGCAACGTATACAGATTGGCGTTTACGTCTGATTTTGCGGAATATTTTCGCGGATTGTAGGCTTTTAGAATATTGCTTTCGTGCGAAGCCCCGCCGTTTGAATAACCGCTGTTCTGGATTGTCGGCGTCCGCGCCTTTTGTCGTGACCGTTTATTTCGTTTTGCCATGGTCGGCCCTCCTTAATCGAAAAATACAATGCGTTTCCCGCGCCCTTTCCCCGGCGTTTCGCTGTCGTCCAGCGTCGCCCCGCTGGCGATCAGGTTGTCGATGGCAACACGGATGCTGGATAAGTCTGCCCTTGTCAGAGTCCGGTTGCCGATAGTATATGACTGTCCCATCAAAACGGCCTTCTCGGCTTCTACATACCGGGCCAGTCGTTCATTTTGCAGTTTACTCATGGTTCCTCCTACCAAATGTTCGTCTGTTTGCTGACCCGTCGTTTCCTTGCGGGCTTAGGTGGTTCTTTTCTGACAACCGCTTCCTGCGCCGGCTGTTTCATGATAGTTTGCAGTTCATCCCATTGCGGATTGACCGACAACATGCATCCCAGGTTGTAGACTCGAAGATCCAGAGGTTCGTTTCGGACACCTTTTGTTGGCTGCCATATCTCTCGAATGCTGCCATATCGTCTTATCTTTACCTTTCGTTCAGACATAATTCCTTTGAAGTAGATTTCATCATATCCCCTATTTTGCAAGCCTTCTTGGTCTTCATCCAATGGAAAATGCATATATTGTGCTCCTGGTGATTTAATGGCCAGGCGGTTCATGACCTGCTGTTTGCCATCGTCGACACCGAGGATGACCAGTGGTATCGTCGTCCCCGATGCCTTCCCGATTTTGTAGTTCAGCGGAATTCCTGGGCGATTGCTATATCCTTTGATGGCAAATCGCTGTTTAATGAAATTTTTTTCGCAATAGCGATAAACATGACCGGTATAATGACCGCCAGAGTCGATGAAAGTCCGGACGATTTTCAACCCGGTCCCGTTTTTAAACCGGTATACATGTTCAAGTATTTTATCTAGTTCACTCCATGTTGATTCCCAATCTGGTTGCCCTAAGATAATTCCCTTGCGGATTCCCCACGACTCTTCACCGGCTCCCCAGCCGCATACTTCATATTCCAGTCGATTGTCCTGGGTGTCGACGGCTGCCGTCAATAACAGCACGCCATCGGGCAATTCTGCTCCATATGCTTCCCGGCGTCTAAGAAAGATTGTTTCATCCTCGAAAGCGCCTTGTTCATGATAACTTTCTCCAAAACGGGTATTAACAACAACCATTTCTCGCTCTGGATTTCCCTTGGCTTCCATCCACTCCCGCATAATATCATTCCAGCCAATCCAAGGAGAGGTAAAGGCATTAATAAAAAATGAGCGTATCCCATTAAACAATGCTTTGGGATTTCGGGCCACATACATCTGTTTCGCATTTCTCATTTGTTGTTCTGTAAACTCAAATCCACAATCAGGGCATCGCCATTTTACGCCATGAACAATTACCTGACGGCGCCCGCTTTTATCACGATGTTCCTCCGCATCTGTTATCATATCCAAATAACGAATCAAGTGCCATTCGCCACAATTAGGGCATTGATGCTGCCATTCTTCTTGCGTGCCTGCATTGTATTCAATTTCAATCCGGCTATCGCCCTCTATAGTTGGTGTACTAAACAAACCCATGACATAATTCCAGAATGTCGTCATACGCTTACTAGCAAGATCCACCGGATCGCCTTCATTTCCAGCTGATTCAGGAAAACGGTCTACTTCATCAGCCAACAGAATCCGTACCGGCCGGCTGGCCAGTCCGGCCGGGCTGTTAGCTCCACACATGACCAGTCGGCCGCCTGGGAAGAATTTCGACAGAATCGTGTTGTTTCCATCCCTGGTTTTAGCCGTCTTATCCCCGGCCCGCTTCACATCGTAGAACAACGAACTCAATACGGGCGTGTCGCGGATCATGGGAGCAATACGTGATTTGGAATAATCCTGGGCCATGTCTACTGTAGGCTGTATCATCATAATGGATGCCGGGTCCAAGTGGGCAAAGCGCCCGATGACGTTGTTCATGATGTCTGATTTGCCAATCTGCGCCGCCGACTTGACGACGACGCGATGTACGCCGGGTTCTGTGAAGGCATCCATGATGGCCCGTTGATACTCGGCCCGTTCCGTCCGCCATTTGCCCGGCTCTGACGAAACGCCGGCCGACAAATAGCGGTATGTATCCGCCCATTCGCTGACAGACGTCTTCGGCAGCGGTTTCAAGCCGTGGCGGGAAATATATTGCCACAATTCTTTCGCTGACTTCATGGTTCATCCTCCTCTTCTACTTCTTCATTGGTGAAGAGATCTGGATTGTATTCACTCAGCTCCGATAGCTTTTCTTCCAATTCTTTTGTCAATCTGGCGTAAATTTCTTCTTTATTTTTTCCTTCCAGCTGTGGTGCCAACTTTGTCGGCAGTCCCAACAGCTGCGTCCTCAAGTTAGACAACATTTCCGTTATGACTAATTCAACCGTTTTGGCACTGTATACACGGTGTTCCATCTTGGCCAGGCGTAATTCAGCGATTTCCCGCTTCGTCTTTTCATGCCGGGCTTTTTCGGTCATATAGTCGATGTCTTCATCACCACCGCTTCCTTTGGTGGCGTCTTTGTAATTGAGGATGGATTGTACCAAAAAGACGCCGCCACTCTTGTCTTTTTCATCGCGAATGACGACGCCTTCCTGGATTAACTGAGAGATTCTAGGAGGGGTTAAGCCGATTGCGTCGGCCAGCGAACGCTGAGTAACCGTGATTTCACGGGCTTTCCCACGTACTTTCATGATGTCCTCCCTCCTCTCTGACTTAACATTTTGGTTGGTTTCTGCGAACGCATGGGCTATATAAATAAATCATACCCCGCTTCACATAAAACCATTTGAAAATATAAATTAAGGGCTGAATTTTACTAAAATCTAGATTTTTTTTGGGCTCGCCTCGGTGAGCGCAAGGCTTTTGTTAACCCAGAAGAACCTAGTCAAAAAAAATCCAGAAATAAAAATTTCCGGACTCATCGAATCAAAAATCTTATTTTCCTCAAGTTGACCAGAAACCTTCGCAAAACCTTTCTGTTTTGTATCCAGCGTCTCCAATGCGCACAGCATACAGGCAAGGTACATCCTGTGCATTGACCCGTGGCGCATGACTGCTGTCCGGGTAGTACAACACCCCGTCTATGTGGACGGGGTGCTGCTCCTTGCGTGTCTATCTATTCTTGAGGGGTGAAAACAATCATGTGCTCTATGCCATTCCCATTGCTTCACATATACACTATACCACAGGTCCAACCTGAACTACCATGAACTAGCATGAACTAATTTTATTTTTTTTGAAGATTTTGTCGAATTCTTCCAGCGCCTGGGCACGCAGTCCGTTTTCCTTGCGCCGAAGCCAGCTGTCTGAGCAGATTCCTTCGCAGGCTTTTTCCCAGGTTTCGTGCCACAAATAATGCCGCTTCATTATCGCCTGCATCCGTTCGTCATCCATACATTCGACGAGCTTCTTGAATTCCCATGGGCGGTTTACGGTCTGAAGGTATTCACGTAACATTTGGTCGCGTTTGTCCAGAAATCCGATAATCCGGTCTTCCATTGCGTTCCGCCCGTTCCCGCCGCTGACTCGCGGCTTTTCATAATCAATGGCATTCAATGCCAGCAAGTCGTGTTGGATCTGACTGATTTCTTTCAGCAGCATGTTGGCTTTTTCTTCCGACTCATAGACCAGTTTGAGATACTCTGTGCTTGTCACGCTACCCCTCCCTTTAATTTCTGTGCCGGCGTTTCCGCTTCAATGTCCAGCGTCATCTGCGCCCGCTTTCCCTTGATGAATAATTCCGCTTCCTTCATAGCGCTTCGCACGGCATTGTCCAGCTCCATCCAAGCTCTAGCATAAATCTTTTCCGTCTTGAATGTAGCGACTAATCCGTCATCGCCGTGCATCGCTCCGGCTAATACGTAATTATCGACGCTGTTGTCCCGGTTGTATTTAATTACGATGTCTTCAATCTCCCCGTCGCATACCGCGGCAAAGCAGGTGTCCGCATTGGCCATAACTTGAAAAATATTTTCCATGGCTTTATACAGCTCTGGCCGGGCCAGTTCTTTGCTTTTCAGTACATATTCCCGCGGCGCTTCTTTTTCGTTTTCGATGTATCCGATTCGGACAACATTACTGCGCACGCAAATCTTGTGGATGATCATAATTTCACCTTGCTTTCGATGAACGTAATGTGCACCTTGAATCCGCAGATAGTCGCAATTTCTTCCAGCGCCCGCTTCAACAGCATCCGGCGTATACGATACCTACGGTTCTTCCGCTTCTCCTGCCGCTTCTTCTCAACCCGGCTGATTGCTTTTTCCGCTGTCGGGTCTTGGTAGTGTTCACTGTTCATTCGCCTCGCCTACTTTCCGAAAATCTTTTCCGACACTTCGTTCATGTCAATATCTTTCTCTATATGCTTCTTCGGTCGTCCTGCATGCTTCTTGGGCTTCACTGTCGTTTCCAGATTGTCCACGATGCGGCCGCCCGTCAAAATGTCCAGAACTTTTTTCACGGATTCGTCGTCCCCGGTAATGCTGATATGCACTTCCATCGTCTCACCTCCTATTCCTTGCGCGCGCCTGCATCCCCGTAAAGGGTTCGTAAGTAGGCAACGCACTTCGTTCGTATTTCTGCCGCCCTGGCCCCGTGATGGCGCTCGTAATGGCAGCGCTCACAAAGCGTGACGGTTTTATTGATTTCATCCGATTTATAAATCCCGCACGGCTCATGGTGCATCTTTTCCCCGTCGTCGATGTAGCTCCCGCAGACGATGCACTTATACCCGTCTCTTTCGTGTACGCTGTCGTTGAGCCGTTTTAGTTTGACTCCCCGGAGGCGTACTCTTTTTGTTTTTGCAATATACGTCGCTATCCCTCCTCGTCATTTTTACCGTGATATGCCAGCCCGTCAATTCATTGAACGTACTGCTGGCTTCGATGAATTCATAGCCAGGATATAATTTCTCCCATACGTCACGGCAGTCGGTCTGCCCGGCCAGTTCTTCCAGCTTGCGGTGCGTAAAAGCCCAGTCTGTTTTCGTGACTTTCGGATTTTCCAGATTCCGTGAACAAATATATGCGTTTTCGAACTTCTCCTTATCGCGGGCTTCCTTCATGATGTATTGACAGAGCCGCTGCATCAACTCTTCATCGTCTATCCGCAACCGGCTGGCATTGCTCAGGCCATTGCCCCAAACATCTTCCAGCTCATTGCGGTCCAGGCCCCCGCTGATGATCATGTGAAAATGAATATTCGTTCCCTTTCGTTCGATGGCCCCCATATACTTTGCCGAGGGAAGCCCCGCTTTTTTACGCCGACGATTCACGCGCTTGATGAAATTGTGGAAGTCTTTCTTGGCATCCTTCACGTTGTCCCGACGGTGAAGCGTGTCATAGGTCAATGTCAAATAAACATCGTCTCCCGTGAAATTCGTTTTTACTTTCTGGCAGAATGTCCGCAATGCCTTCTTTTTATTTCGGCGTACTTGATCCGGCGAAGACAGGTTGACTTTCTTTTCTCTCATCTTCTTTCCACGTTTCCCCATATCGGGAACTTCAAACAAATCCGTTTCAAAATATCTTTTTCCGCAGAAATATTTCACATTACGAACAAACCCCATGGTCTCACTTCCTTTCCAGGTGGCACTAAATATAACGCCTACTACAAGCCCCAATGGGCCTGTGGCCCATCACTTTCTTTATATACATATATATGGAAAAATGGAGACGCTCGAAATGAACGTTTCCATTGTCCCTCTTCAGTTTAAGATGTGGGCCAGAATATAAATAAATCCGCCCCAAAATAAAATACTGATGATAATCATGCCCCGCCATACCATGGCCCTGAGTTCATGATCTGTTACGTGCATTGTGCTTTCCATTCCTTTCGTTCTTTGCTGTTCATCCATGTCGGATAGTCCATGTGGTGAAGTTTCGCCTGTTCAATATCGAGGCCCAGCGGCGATAATGGCTTCTTGAGTTTGCGCCGGGGTGCGGGCTGTTCCTTCCCATTCCCATAGCACATCTTTTCTTTCCATTGCTTATTTGCCTGTCGTGACAGCCGCTGCTTTTCTGTATGCAAGATATTCCTTGCAATATTCCCACATTCATGGCTGCACACATATGGCGATGTGTAATGCTCCAGCGGCCGTCCACATACGATACACTTCTTTAGTTTCTTTCTCGTCTTCATGCGCCGCCACTTGGTATATTCATCTAAGATGCGATGCCGGCATGATTCGCAATACTTCCCATTTCCCTTGGCCTGGAATTCCCGGCCACAGCAAGGACAAATCATAGTTCCGCCCCCTTATCCATAAATCTTTACTTCTCCGTACTTTTCTTCGCAGGCAATCAGTCCCGGATATACCTGCCCACATTCAACGGCCATACATTTCATAAATTCTTCAATCCCCGGCTCTCCATCGCGTATACAGCCGGCATAGAATTTAATTTTATGCTGAATCGTTTTGAGCCGCTGCGCCCCGAAGCCAAATAATTCATGAATCGCCAGGAACAGGTGAATGTACGATGCTTCGACGCTGGCCATAGCCGACGTCCGCTGATAGCGCCCATTCAAGCCCACTCCGGATATGATCCAGTTGATGAAGTCCCGTTCCAGCCGTTCGCTGACCCCTAATTTTTCCATTTTCTGCCTCATCGCAATGAAGGCCGTCCCCTGGAATGTAGGATCATTTTTTATTTCCTGCCTGTTGTATTCATTGCACTTCATTTTGATTCGTTCCAGCCGTTTCTGGCCGAAGCCATAGTCATCATGAAGGGCCATGAATACGAGTGTTGCCGTTGTCGTTTCACCGGCATTGCTTCCGATTTCTAAGTTTCTCTTCTTACTTTTCTGCATGTCCTCTCACCACCTTCATCTTATCAACCAGCTCCAGCAGGTAGTCCAACTGCTTACACATACCGCTGGCGGCCCGCTGCATGTTGGTTATCATCTGCATCTGGGTGTACGTACCGTTCTTTGCCAGCTCTGCATAGTCTTTTATACACCGATGTTTAACCATAATATTGCTCATGGCCTTTTTGTATTCTTTTTGTAGCTTCTTGTATTCTTTTGGCAGTTCCATGTCTTCTACCCGTGTGGTGGGTTCATTTTTTGTTGGCGCTTCTTCTGGGACTTCTTCGATGTCTTCCGCTTCATCATCGGTGGAAATAGCTTCCGGATCTTCTTCGTCTGTTTCCGGTCTTTCTGCCTGCATGGCTTCTTCTTGTACAGCCGCTTCCTGAATCGGCGTTTCTTTTGATGCCGGATGGAGGAAGTCCTCGATAGATTTCAGGGTAATTTCATCGTCATCCAGGTGCTGTTCATAGAAATCTTTCTGCCGGTCCGGCGTTAATTTAGATAATTCATAGGCCGCCGAAATGCCAAGTTTTCCCGATTTCATCCAATCTGCGTAATATTTCCTCAGGTTGTTGGAAATGGCTGAATATCTTGCAATATTGGTCGTGCTCTCATGCAGTGTTTTGGCAATCGCGTCGCGCTTTCGGCCGTTGATTTGATTCGTCATGACGCCGTATTTGAACAGGCTGTTGAGCTGTTTATACTGCTCGACCCGTTCCCAGGCAGTCAAGTCCCGGGACGTACTGTTCGTATCGATAAGCAGCAGTTGATTTCCGTAATGGTCCGTAGAGATTTCGCAAGGTACGGTATCGGGAATCCCCACAGTCTGCTCTTTCAGCAGCTCTTTGACGGCCTTGCACCGGCGATGCCCGGATACAATCAGGTACCGTCCGTCTTTCATCGGTTCGACAATCAAATTCTGACGGACGCCGCCGGCGGCGATAATCGAGTTCTTTAATTCTTCTACATCGCCGACGATATAGAAGTTATCTGGATTCTCTACGAGCAGATTGACCGGAATCTGTTTAATAGTTCGGTCCTTGTCCTTGTTGACGAGGCCCATGTTTTCCATTAAGCTCATTCTTTCACCTTCTTTATGATTTCATTGGCTAATTTTCTATATTGCCATGCTGGTTTGAGTGTCATACCGAGTTCGGCCAGCGGCTTGCACATCAATGTACTGTCGATGATCCAGCGGCTCCGGCTGATTTTCGTATCGAAGACAGGGAAGCTGGCTCTTAGCAGTCCTTCCGCTTCATCGCTCAGCGTCGTCCGTTCGTCATGCGTGATGAGCACGCCCAACAGTTGGAGAGCCGGATTGATTTGCAGGACGTCCTGAAGCTGTGTGTCGAGTTCCACCAGCCCCTGGCTGGAAAAGGCGTCCAGCCGCACTGGGATGACGATAAAGTCCGCAATGCTCAGCGCGTTAATGGTCAGCATGTTCAGTGCTGGCGGGCAGTCGATAAGGACAATATCATATCCGCTGCCGATGTCGGCCAGAGCATCGACGGTCTTGCTTTCGTAATAACTGCGTTCCAATTCATACAAATCCATATTTCCCGGCATGAGCGACAGAAACGGCCAGTCCGTGCCGATGATTTCTTTTTCCCGCATCCCGCACGGAGCTGACTGGTCGTACCGTTTGTAGAACTGTGTCAGATTTCCTTGCGGGTCGCAGTCAATCATGAGTACTTGCGGTGCCTGGCCGCGATGACTGCCAGGCACGTGACGCGTTCGTTGTGTGGCATAAAGGTGGGCCAGGTTCGCCGTCGTTACCGTCTTACCGACGCCCCCCTTTAGGTTGTAAATAGCGATTTTCATGTGGTTTCTTCCTCTCTGAATAGCGGCAACTCCATAACATCTTCCCCATGAACCACGGGCAATCTTCGCAGTGGTCCTGGCAGATGTCCCTTTTATATTTGCGGCAATAGATCCAACTGTGCGTCGGCTGGCCGCATAGCGGACACGGGTCCATTAGTATACCGTCCCTTTGACGATGTTGTAATGAGCGCAATGACCGTCTTGCCAGCGGATGCAGGGAAAGCCATCTTTGTAATACATTTCCTCGGCGTACCCGTGCCAGTGTCCGGCATGGATTTCTTTAGTCGCCAGCTTGATGGCCGCCTGGGCAATGTCTTGATGGACGTTACGGTTCTGCATCCGCCGGAACCACTTGCTTTCATCCTGTTTTTTCATGGCTATTCCCTCATTTCACAGGCGTATTTCTTTTTGATTTCGTTGAGGATATCGACGTATAACATCATCCAACGTTTTTCATCCAGTTCATCGCCGAATCCGTGTTGGTTTTCGATATCCTGCTGCATGATCATCAACGTGTCCAGGCTCAGTGCCGGCAACACCTTCTTGATATAGTCGGCGACTTCATAGACGATGTGTGTCTGCCGCCCCAGGGCATAGCGCATAGCACAGCAGAGTATTTTTTCATAGGCTTCGTCAACCGGCATAATATTCACGTTATTTTCCCCTCCTTGGCGTCGAAGCTATCGGCGCCCAATACTGAACCTCTTGCATTGTGACAAGGCGGATTTCCCCGTCTACAATCCAATGATCCATACAGAACGTTCCTATTGCAACAAATTCCCAGTCTGTGCCTACGTTCATTGCGACAAGTACCCTGCGATGCGGGGCCGGTAATTCGTAGCGTGTGTCTACCCATTTCATGATTTTCGCCTGCCTTTCAAAAATTAATGACTAACCGCTGCCCTGGGCGGATGTCGTCATTACTATTGATATCGTTATTCACGCTGATTTCATAGATGACTTCACGGATATCCATACCGCGTTCATCCGCGATGGGCCTGGCGATTTCCCACAGTGTTTCCCCCTGGTCCACAATGTGAACTTGGGCATCTTCCTGGGCTTTCACGGTTTCTCCCAGTGAATGTCCTGCATACAGCCCGACACTGCAAGCCACCGCCAGGGCAAGTAAAAAACGTCCAATATGCCTTTCTCGTTTCATCGATTTCCCTCCTGTTCACGCTAATTCAATGCCCGGAAATACGTCGTCATAGACGTTCTTCCTGGTCATACCGATACGATTAATAGCCCGTTCGCGAAGCCAGGCAATCATGCTCGTACGCTCAAAGACGTACGTATGCCCTTCCCGGCAACATGGCGCCCCTTCATAGATCCATTGATCTATGATTTCTTTACTGCGCCCCGTGACTTCCGCCAATTCCTTGCGGTTCCACGTCAGTTGGTCGCTCAATTTCATCGGCTCCAGCTTCTTTTCCATACTATCGCCCCTTTTTACTTCCCCATCATGAATATTGCGATATTCAAAACGAGGATTAAGACGTTAATCGCGGTGATTCGCTCCGCTTTTTTATTGATTCGCTCCGCTTTTTTATTGATTTGCTCCGCTTTTTCATTGATTTGCTTCATTTCGGCCCATGGCCCGTCATTTATTTGATTTCCCATGTGGTTTCCTCTCTATTGCGGCTTTCTTCGCTTCGTGCTACAATATCTGTAGACTTATTTTTGTGTTCACTTCCCGCATAAGAGCCGTTCGGTTGCCGCCGAGCGGTTCTTTTTTTGTGTCCGTTTCGGACAGGTCAGATAGAGCGTCAATCCTTTTCCGGCTAAATCAAAGATTTTCTCTACAATGGGACTCAGATCCCTTTCTTCGGCCATGGTGATTTTGTCATCACAGCAGATACGTTCGAGCCGGATGCAGTCGCTGTTCGCATCAGCCAGGGCTACATGATACTGCATGGCCCCGGCCGCGACGCCCGGCAGTTTTCCGATTTTCGGCAGGATCAGCCTGCCTACTGCCGATTCTTTCGACAAATACGCATAGCCGAGGCACGGATTTTCAAAGACCTGCATCATGCCGGCAACCATGTCGTCGCCTGGCAGGATTTCCCCGCTTTCATACTTTGCGTACGTCCTTACGGACACGTTCAGCGCTTCCGCTGCCTGCTCCTGCGTCATTCCCGCATCTTTGCGGGCTTTTTTGATTTCAATCCCGAACCTTTTACTCATGTTCATCCATCCCCTTTCCGCTATAATGAAACTGAACATCAAAGGAAACGTTCCATGTCGCTGGCATCATACGCGTCTATGACGTCGATTTTATCTACAATCTCTCCGTCGTTTGCGTTTATGACGGCCAAATATACACCGCCACCAAATGTACGGACCAGGTAATTATGAATGTCCACGAAGGTCAGGTTTCCACCTTTCGGGCTCTTGAACTGCGTTACCATGGTTCCCGTGCAGTCCCGAGTATTTTCCATTATTAGTTTTCTCATAATATCACCAGCCCTTAATGCGGCCAATTCAAACAGTATACGTCTTGCTTGGCCTTTTGTTCGATATGGTCCAGCCAGTCATCAGCCATATCCGGATAGGTATGGCGGCTCCCCCCTCTAAGTATGCTTTTGGCTAGTCTTTCTACTCCGGCATATATGAAGTACGTATTTGGCGTTTTAGAGGGATTGAGTCGAAGGTCCATGTAATACCTGTACGCCGCGTCATATACTTCTTGTCGAAGTACCTTAATTGTTGTCATGCTGTCCATTATGGGTTTCCTCCCATATAATTCGTTAATCCCGTCCAGCCTTTCTTGGCCGCATATTCATCAAGATCTTGTTTGGCTTCGGCCAATGTCATGCGCAACATCATCTGTTTCATCCGATGCCAACCGCCACCGGGTGTACGCTGATAGCAAATTGCGTATGGTTGACCGCCGATAAGCGGCATAGCTCGATAATGCCAGCCACGGCTGTCTACGTATTCGTTGTAATGTTTCATTTTCTCATCTCCCTTAACTTCATCAATCCTTGTATGTTTTCCCTTATCTGGCCTCATATTTAGCTTCATCATTTCCCCCATTTTTTCTTTTTTACAATTTTTAGTTACATTTCATAACTTTTCAAAATAAAAAAATTAAGTATATAATTCTTCTATGCTACACTTAAGTATTTTTGCCATTATTGGCATAAAATCAGCAGTAAAGCGGCGATTGCCATTTTCGTAATGATTATACCCAGAAGATGAACTGAGTCCTAATGCTTTAGCCATTTGAGCTTGTGTAATATGAAGTTCTAATCTTCTCTTTTTGATAAACTTTAGATTAACCTTTGGCATTGTATCACCTCCTTATGATAGTTACGTTTTGTAACTTCCTATATCGTCATTATAATTTACAAAATGTAACTTGTCAATATGTTTAGTTATAAATTATAACTTTAATTGATTTTACAATTTGTAACTACTATAATTGAACTAAGTTACAAATTGTAAATATTGAGAGGTGATAAATATGACATCTGGGCAAAGAATTACAAAGCTAAGAAAAGAGCAAAACTTACAACAAAAAGAAGTCGCGGCCGCTATAGGTATGAATCGTATCGTCCTTAATAGAATTGAACTGGGTAAACGGCCTTTGAGGGATGACGAAGCTGTCGCACTAGCTGATTTTTTTCATGTCACAACGGACTATTTGCTAAAAGGAGTTACTACTCAACCTAGAAATAAAAAAGGTGTCCGAATCCCTGTTCTAGGGCGCGTCGTGGCTGGCATCCCCATAGATGCTGTCGAAGAAATATTAGACTACGAAGAAATTAGCCCGGAACTCGCCGCAACAGGCGATTTCTTCGCACTGCAAGTTAAGGGTGACTCAATGGAACCCACTTTGCGCAACGGCGACATCGTCATCGTCAAAAGACAGCCAACCGTAGATTCTGGAGATATTGCCATTGTTCTCATAAATGGAAATGATGCCACTGTCAAAGAGATAAAAGAAAGTCCTGCTGGCATCACACTCATCGGTCATAATGTCGCCGTATATACGCCCCACTTCTACTCCAACCACGACATTGAATCGCTCCCCATTCAGATTATTGGCAAGGTGGTAGAAATGCGGCGTAAGTTTTAAAATACAATAAATATAAACACAAGGGAGATGTAATCAATGAAATTACCTACCAATTTTAAAGAAGCGCCTCTTTATTTCAGTCCTTTATTTATGGTTATTCTAAGCGCTTTTTCACTCGCATATGGAATTCCTTTAATTATTGCATTGGTTCTTGTTTATTTGCGTCATAAAAAATATCGTAGTATTGAAATGACTGAATTAATTCAATTAGGTGATATACGGGAAAAAATATCATCTGAACAACAACATTTAATAGACCTTCAAGAAGAATATTCTCAACGTGTCGCTGATTATAACAACCAGTATAAGGAATTGGAAAATGATTATAAAAAGAAAGAATTTTCTTTGAAAAAAAGATATGAAGACTTATCTCATCGCCTTGCTGCTGAATCAAAAAAAGAACAACAAGCTCTTGATGCGGTCTGTAATGCAGTGGATAACGCATTGGTTACTTCTGAAATAGATTCTACTCTTTATGATCAAATATCTTCTGATGAAATAAAAAATAAATTATCTTTATTTTCAGCTGAGGAAAAAGATTTGCAAAAAAATGATGGGGCCATCATTTTTACTGGCAGCGCCAATGAACACACTAAATCATACCTGAGAAAACAAAAAAATCAATTATTGCGCAGTTTCAATACGGAAACAGATAATCTTATTGGTAATGTAACCGTTCGTAATATTGATTCAATTCGTCAGAAAATTATCCGATCTTTTGAAGCTCATAATAAACTTTTTTCCATTGATAACGTCCAATTAACCAAGGCTTTTCTTAAAATAAAACTTGAACGGATGAGCTGTTTGTACGAATATCAAAAAAAATTACAAGAAGAAAAAGAACTTTTCCAAGTCAGAAAAGAACAACTTCGTGAAGAAGAAAAAGTACGTCATGAAATGGAAATGGCTAAAAAGAAGATTGAAAAGGATGAAGCTCAATTTAAGCATGAAATCGAACGCACTATGAAATATTTACAAAAAAGTTCCATGGACGCAGAAAAGCAATTATACCTGGATAAAATTAAGGAATTGAATGAGAAATTAGAAAAACTTACTCAAGAAAAAGAAAGTCTTGCGCAACGCGAAGCCAATGCCAAAGCTGGCTATGTATACATCATTTCAAATATAGGTTCATTTGGTGAAGATGTTTATAAAATCGGCATGACACGTCGGCTGGAACCAATGGATCGTATCAAAGAGTTGAGCAGCGCTTCTGTTCCTTTTGAATTCGATGTTCATGCTCTCATCTTTTCTGATGATGCTCCTGCATTGGAATCTTTGCTTCATCAGCATTTCAGGGACATGGAAGTCAATAAAGTAAATCATCGAAAAGAGTTTTTCAAAGTAAAATTGTCAGAAATCGAAAACCTTGTTAAGGAAAAGTATGATAAGGCCGTAACCTTCGTAGAAGTCCCCAAGGCGGAAGAATATCGTGAAACACTAAACATAGCTCAATCGGCATCTTAAAAAGAGCCGCAACAACAAAACCCGCCTTCTACACATAATAGAGGCGGGATTCGTTTAATCTCGATATATTATGAATAAATCCGTTCAAAGGAGGTTATTGTAATATGTATTCCTATGAAGAATTAAAAGAAATCATCAATGACGTCAGTACTGATAGTCAGGCGGCTAAGCGAAAAGAAGTAAAAGAATTACCCCATATTTTGCGCGAAAATGAACAAATAAAAAATGCGGCTACCGGAATGCTCGAATCCAGTTATTGTTTATTGGTTGTTACTGATCAGCGAGTCATATTAGTTGATAAGGGGCTAATTTATGGCCTAAAGGTGCATGAAATCGGTTATGATAAGCTAAGTTCCATTGAGTATGAAACTGGATTAGTATTTGGTGAATTACTCTTTACGACATCCGGATCTGCAATGGTGGTCAAAAAGATGGTCAAGCAATATATCACGCCCCTCTATGAAAGCATCCATTCCGCCTGGGACGCCTTTAAACAAAAACAATCCATGTCAACGTCCCCGACTTCAGCCCCTGCATCAAGTCCAGCTTTAGATTCAGAAGATTTAATCTCTCAGCTGGAAAGATTGGCTAATTTGAAGAAAGCCAATATGCTTACAGACGAAGAGTTCCAGGCAGCCAAAGCTAAATTGCTTAAATAAAGGACAATCAATATTCACAAGATATCGACGAAAATGATTTATCTTGCGAAATCCATGGCGTTTTTAACAGATATGCAAAAGATATTCGGAATTTTAAAAATTTATTTTTTTCATGGAGGACATTTATGAACGAACTCAAACTATTTTAATTTCAGTATAAATCATTGGCACGGAGATGAAGATAAGGCGGAAGTTTTAGAAAGGAGTCTTTTCGATGAATAGTCTAGAAAATATTAATGAATCTCTTTTTGAAAATATTAAACATATCAATGAATACGGTCAGGAATACTGGATTGCTAGAGAGCTTATTCAAGTGTTAGGTTATAATGAATATCGCTTTTTTAAAAAAGTAATTTTAAAAGCAATAGACGCTTGCAAAGCTAGTAATAATGAGGTTTCTGACCATTTCGTGCAGGTGCACGGAATGGTTAATATCGGCAGCGGGGCGCAACGTGCTTTGGAGGATTATCATTTATCCCGATACGCATGTTATTTAATCGCAATGAATGGAGATTCACGAAAAAAAGCCATTGCGTTAGCTCAGACTTATTTTGCTGTGAAGACTCGCCAGCAGGAAATCATGGACGACTTTGACAATATGACGGAAGATCAAAAAAGGCTGACTATCCGCGGTGATCTGATTGAACATAATAAATCATTGGTTGAAGCCGCTCAGCAGTCAGGTGTAGAAACACCGCGCGATTTTGCTATTTTCCAAAATAAAGGTTACCAAGGCCTCTATGGTGGATTAGGTCAAAAAGAAATCCATGCCCGTAAAGGACTAAAAAAGTCACAAAAAATCCTGGATCATATGGGTAGTACAGAGTTAGCTGCCAATTTATTTCGCGCTACTCAAACAGATGAAAAGCTTCGCCGTGATAAAATCCATGGAAAGGAAAAGGCGAATAAAACACATTATATGGTTGGGAAAGCCGTTAGGAATACAATCAAAGAATTAGGCGGAACCATGCCAGAAGATCTCCCTACTCCTGATAAAAGCATCAAGCAGATTGAACACGAAAGAAAAAATCAGCTGAAGAAAAAATAAAAGAAAGGATGAATCCTATGATTAAGAAACTTCCCCTGGTCCTGGCTATGATCTGCGTATTGTCCTCAGTCGGTACAGCCTTTGCCGCCGACTACCTGGGCAATCCCCGTTCCATGAAATTCCACTATACCGACTGCCGTACCATCAAGCATCCTGAAAATTTTGTCCCCATCGACTCCCGTGATGAAGCTCTTGCCGAAGGATATGTACCTTGCGGCGTATGTAAGCCGTGAAAAGCCTTTGAATTATCTTCTGTACTTGAAAGGATTAATCCACATGAAAAAAAGACCTGATGGCCGCTACAAAGTCTCTCTGACCATCGACGGCAAGCGTCATTATTTTTACGGCCGAACCATCAAGGAAGCGGAACAGCGTCGCGACCAATTCAAAAATGCACTCCACGCCGCTCCCAACGTCGATTATAATATCACCTTAGGTCAATGGCTATCTATCTGGCTACGAGGCGCCAGGTCGACGCTGGCAGAGGATACATTTGATTCTTACGTCTTTCAGCTGCGCCGCTACGTACTGCCGATGCTGGCTAAGGTAAAATTGATTGAGCTACAGCCGTACATGTTCCGCGACCTGATTGCCTCCCTGCTCTCCCAGGGATACAGTAATCGCACGGTACAATATGCGATAGCCGTGGTCCGAATCGGACTGCGCCAGGCCGTCAATGACGGCATCATCCCGACGTATCCGCTCCGCGGCGTCAAGCTTCCGGCTGTAACCCATGACAAAGTGCTGGCATTGACCAAGGACGAAGCGGCCCGCTTTTTGGCGTCCGTCCCGAATCCAAAGCACCACAACCTGTACTGGGTCGCCCTCTATACAGGCCTGCGCCGGTCCGAACTGCTGGGCCTCCGCATCAGCGACATTGACGTAAAAAATAAGACGCTCACGGTCAATCAAACGGTCCTTAATGTCGGTGGAAGCGTCGTAATCAGCCAGACGACGAAAAATAAATCATCTCATCGGACGATCTCCATTGATGATCAGACGCTGGCCGTCATCCGGAAGCAGGAAAAAATAATCTTCAAAGAGCGCCTGGCGGCCCTAAACTACGAAAACAATAACTTGCTCTTTGCCCGGCCCGATGGGCGGCCGTATGATCCGAAATACATTTCCCGCCGCACGAAAGCTTACGGCCGCAAGGCAGGGATGCCGGAAGCTTTCTCTTTCCATACCCTCCGTCATACCCATGCGACGCTCCTGGTCAAAGCCGGCGTCCACTTCAAAGTCATCCAATACCGCCTGGGACATGCCACCTTTGCCCAGACTATGGACACATACAGCCACATCACGCCGGCTATGGAAAGCAGCGTCGTCGACAAACTCCGTGACCTCATCTGA